CAGCCGTGTCGGGCGGACGGTAGGCTAGTCGCATGCTGAAAAAACTCGCCGCTGCCCTCAACCCGTTTCACAGCAAGCGCCCGGCCGCGGCTGTGCCCCCTGCCCTGCCCGCTCACGTGCCGCACGCGCACAGTTTCTCGTGCCCCTGCAAGGCATGCGACGCCGAGACGAGCCGCTTAACGCGAGCCCGGTTGAAAGCCCAAGGCGGATAGTGCTAAGCTGGCGTCGGTTCCGCGGTATTCCCTCAAATCCGGCGCGCTTGAGTCGCGTTTCGGGTTGGCGTTAAACTCCCGCCGTGGTGGCCCGAAACGCGCTCAGGCCGCGTTAAAATCCCTCGCCCAATAGCAGCATAGTTCCCGCGACGAATATCAGCCACGCCATGACGACGTTCACGCCGCGCATGACGAGCAACGCTAGGTCGTACGCCTCGCGACGCGTGGGCCGCTTAATAGTCGCTGTCCCCGTCAATGTCGCCATGATACGCCGCGTTGTTGGCGCGCTCGATTTCCTTGCGATGCTCGCGACAGCACACGTCGTTGATGCGCGCGCGCTCTGAGGGCATAAAGGGCCGATCGGGCGGCCAAGGTAGGTCGCGCAACGGATAGCCCCGCCAACGATCGTTGAGCCAATCGGCTGTGTGCTGCGCGTCCTCGGGATTGTCAAACACGGTTGAAGCGCAGAACCGTTCCCGATCGTTGACCGCCCAACCGCGCGCCGCCGCTATCGGCTGCACTGTGTAGCGAGGCGTTGGGCCGCCGGCCGCAAAGCCCCTCACGTTTGCGGCCCATCGGGCATGATGACTGCCGGTATCACGCGGTAGCTGAAATCCTTGGGCTGCTTATGGAACTGCGCTTGGTACAGCGTCGATGCCTGCGCGCCCGCGTCGCTGCATTGCTTGTACGTCTCGCAGATGGCCGCAACCCGTTCGGGCTGGCCGGCTATGGACAGGATCAACAGAAATACGTGCATGGCGAATTGTCCTATGGTTGGGGCAGAAACGGTGCGCCGTCGATTGACGCGTAATTCGGGAACCATTCACGGGCAGCATACAACACGCGGCACGTGACGAAATAGCGATGCGTGCGCGGATCGGCGATTATGCCAACGACGGCGTCGCAGGGCTGCGTGAGTCGCACGAGCGGCGTCAGGGTGCGGCTCAAGTCGAGGCACATCGCCCCGTGGTCGTCGTTCATATCAACGTGCTGTAGCTGCGCGGGCGTGCATGTCTCAGCGGCACCAGCCTGACGGACGGCGCCGAGCGCCACGAGTAGGACGAGCAAACCAATGATGCGTTTCATATCTGCCTCAATAGTGTGAGCAAGCCCTCGTACCGGGCGAAGCGGTTGGCGACGCGGCACATGTGCAGGGCGTCAAGTATATCAGTGTGGGTCGAGATACCATGAGCGGCGCCGATGGGGGCGACTTCGTAACCGTCAGCGTGCATGCGAATTTCGTATTTGGCGTTCATGGCTTGCATTCTGATACGGAATGTAACTGACAGATGTGTCGGAGTTCACACTTTTGCGGTCGTGATATTCGCGGACCCCCTCGTCGGCGCTCACAGCGGGCCCCCGCGGTCAACGTATTCCTTGAACGCTAGAAACCACGCGGCGAAGATTTGGGCAACCTCGGCTTGTCCCACGGGGTCGTGTACGAGGCCGTCTTGTTCGGTGCGCAATTCGCAATAGCGACGGGCAACGGCTAGGGCTTGCTCGTTATCCATTAGCCGCCCCAATCGTGCGTGCGGGCTTGCTCGACCGCGCAGACGTGACACGTGAAATCAATGTTGCCGTGCGGGCAACGCCCGTCGCGGAAGTCGGGCTCGCGCTGCGGAATGCCTGCTAGCGCGTCGAGGGCGGCGCCGGTCGCCGTCTCAACATTGAGTGTCTTGGCGATTGCGTTGATTTCCGCCTCGACTTGATCGGCGACCATGCCCGCCACGTACAACACGCGGGCCTCGCGCGCCCGGTACTGCCGTTCGCTAAACGTCATGGGCTTGGCGTCGTCGGCCGGCGGTTCGATTAGCATACGCATGCGTGCCGTGTCGCTCAGTGCTTTGTGTGCGTCGTGTTCGCTCATGATTGCGTCGCCTCAATAGCCTCGCGCCAGTATTCGACGATTGCGGTAAATGTACTCATATCGGGTAATTCTCCGGGTGCGCCCAACCCATGAAGCACGAGCGGCAGGTACCGCGGGTTTGCGCCTCGTCGCCGAACAGCGGCGCGTTGCACGGGCCTGTAACCCATTCCTTAGCGCCCATTGCCGATTGGCCGGTCGCCATGTTGAGCGTCCCGTGAGTGACCACGTACCGGCGCTTTTGCTGGCACGCGTGGAACTTGGGCTTGCCCTTGCGCCCGTAGCGGTTGCTTGATTTTCTGATTGTATCGCGCATTAGGCGGCCGTCCCAATGAACACGCAGTCAGACAAGGTACGAATGCAGCAAAGCGCGCCTTTACCGGCCATCGTGACCGAGTAAGTATCGTCAATGAATTTGAGGGCAATCTTGCGGCTCACGCACACGTTGCCCGAAACGGGGTACTCGCGACCGTCTTTTCCGGCGACGGGGGCGCGTTGTCCAACCGAGATAAACAGCGTCTTGCCGCGCGCCTTGCGCACGAACGTTAACGCCTCGTCTCGCGTAAGCGTGTGTTTCACCGAGAGGATAATCTCGCTCATGACAGTTGCCCCTCAAAACGGCCGTTATATGACAACATGCCGATCTTGCCCGCGTCGTTCTTGACTGTCCAACGGCCGCCCACGTCCGAGGCCCCGTAGCCGTTTTCGTCAATTGCTTCGCGGACACGAGATGTTAAATCGTCCACGTTATCGGCGATTACGGTGCCTATTTTCGGAATCTTTACTTGCATCGCTGATTCTCCGGTCGTTGAAAGTGAGGCTATTCTGATATCAAACCGTGTTGACAAGCGTGTCAGAGTTCACAGTTTTGATGTGTGCTATAATGGCCGCGCTCGGGTAGCTTGAGAAACCAGACTAAGTAAGGGTCGCGCCCTAAACGCGGGGTTGGTCTACCGTTTCGGGCAACAATTTGCATAAAACTGACGCGCCTGTCACACTCCTTGAATGCCAACACCACGGGCGTATTACAATGAATTTGACGTTAAGGCTGCGGCTTGGCTTCGCGAACTCATCAAAGCGGGCCATATCGCCCCCGGTGACGTTGACGAGCGAAGCATTAAAGACGTTGCGGCGATCGACCTTAAAGGCTACACGCAATGCCATTTTTTCGCCGGTATCGGCGGATGGTCCTACGCGTTGCGTCTTGCAGGATGGCCCGACGACCGCCCCGTGTGGACCGGCTCATGTCCCTGTCAGCCTTTCAGCGCAGCTGGGCAACGGGGCGGCACAGACGACCCCCGTCATTTATGGCCGGAATTCTATCGGCTCATCGGATTCGGCCGACCTTCAACAATCTTTGGCGAACAGGTTGCAAGTAAGGACGGCCTCGCTTGGCTCGACATTGTTTGCGCTGATATGGAAAGAGCGGACTACGCCATTGGGGCGGCGGATATGTGCGCTGCGGGCGTCGGCGCACCGCACATTAGACAGCGGCTCTATTTCGCGGCCGACGCCATTGGCGCGCGATTACCGTTCGGCTGCGCGAACGGACAGCATACAGAAAACTTCGCCGCCGTTGGCACACGTGGCATTGCTCACGAATTGGCCGAGCCCGCGCGCGAACAATCACACAGGGGTCGGGACGCGAGGCGACGGCGGGGACAATCTGCAAACGGTAGCGACTTGGGCGACGCCCGAGGCGTTGAATCAAGAGGGCTACCAAGTGTCGCACGGGACGAAGTACTTGCGGCTCGGAGCGCAAGCCAAGCTCGCGAATTGGCCGACGCCGATGGCCGGAACGCCAGCGCGCAACGGGAACAACGAAGCGGGCAACACGGACTCGTCACGCAAGACGGTCGAGTTGATCCCGTGGAATACTCCACGGGCATCGGACGGCAGCAACGGCGGCCCGAATCAAGCGAACGGGGCATTGAGCGCGGACGCGGCGAAAGTAATCAATCGACCGCACAAACACCCGCTTGGGGCGCATGTGACTTTATCCCCTGCACAGACGGAAAAGCGCGGCCAATTGAATCCGGCACATTCCCGTTGGCTCATGGGATACCCCATCGTGTGGGACTCTTGCGGGGCTACGGCAATGCAATCGTGCCTCAAGTCGCGGCGGAATTCATAGGCGCGTACCTCGATATAGCCGGCTGAGGCCGTTTGACGTAGGATATGCAACACTGAGATTTCCGTCACATTTTGCGGGTTGCCGACCATGAAAACGCTACAAGTTGTTGTATTGCTGTGCTAAACCTACACCCGGCAATTGCGCAGTACATGGCGCCCCAAGCCCCGCCCCCCGTGGTCGCTCAACCGACGGCCGCCCGGCGCAAGCTCGCCGCACGTCGGATTCTGGCAGCCGCGCAGGCTATGCCCAAGTCAGAAACAGCCTTTGACTACGTGCATCCCAAGCGCCCCGAGCCGACGGAAATGGGCAAATTCCCTGAGTTGCCGCCCGGCGTGCTGCCGAGAACGTTGCCGACGCTCGCGACCGACAGCGCAACCGCAACCCTCGGCATGGACATTTTGCTACCCGGCGAGACCAAGCGCACCGCGCTCGCTATGGACGGCAACGTGTTCGCGCCCGCGTGGGGGTTCTTTGGTGGCGGCGTCGGGCTCGGCAATGGCTTTTGGTTTCCGGGGTATCCGTACCTTGCGGAACTGACGCAAATATCCGAGTACCGTGCCCCGTGCGAGACGATCGCAACCGAGATGACCCGCAAATGGTTCGAGCTACAGAGCCGCAGCGGCGCCAAGAAAAAGCCCAAGGACGACGCCGAGGCCGAGGGGCAGACGGAAGCCGGCGACAAGACCGAGAAAATTGCGCAGATCATGGCGCGGTTCGAGGAGTTGAAAGTACGCGAGCTATTCAAGAAAGCCGCGTTGCTCGACGCCGAATTTGGCCGCGCGCAAATCTATTTGAACATCGACGACGCCGACGAGCGCGTACGACAGTTGCCGCTCGAACTAACACCCGAATCGATCGAGAAAGGCTCGTTGAAATCAATCGCGTGCATTGAGCCGTATTGGTCAACGCCGTACTCGTGGAATTCCATGTACCCCGAACGGTCGGATTTCTACCGCCCTACCTCGTGGTACGTGACGGGGCGCAAGACGCACACGACTCGACTATTGACATTCATTGGCCGCGAAGTGCCCGACCTACTCAAGCCCGCGTACAATTTCTCGGGCATTTCGATGATTCAGCTAGGCGAGCTTGCCGTCAACATGTGGCTACGCACGCGCAAAGCGGTCAACGATCTTATCAACAATTTCTCAATTCCCGTGTTGCACACGGACCTTGCCGCCACGCTTGAGGAGGGCGCCCCCGAGGGCTCGGGGCTCTTGCCGCGTCTGCAAGCGTTCACGATGACCCGCAATAACCAGATGGTTGCGGCGATCAACAAGGACACGGAACTACTCGAATTCGCCGAGGCGACCCTTGCGTCGCTCGACAAGCTACAGGCGCAGTCTCAAGAGCACATGGCGGCCGTGTGGCATACGCCCCTTATCAAACTGTTCGGCGTCGTGCCTACGGGCCTCAACGCGACCGGCGAGGGCGAAATACAGGTTTGGTACGATTGGATCAACGCGCAGCAAATCAGCCTTTACGGCCCGAACCTCGACATATTGCTCAAGGTCGTGCAACTCGATTTGTTCGGCGCGATCGACGACGACCTTGTCGTGCATTGGATTACGCTTGACGAGCCCACGCAGAAAGAGCTTAGCGAGATTCGCAAGTCAGATGCGGAAATGGACGCGTCGAATATCAACGCCGGTATCATCTCGCCCGAGGAGGCGCGCGACCGTCTCAAGAGCGACCCGGACAGCGGCTATACGAACCTCACGGGCAACGCGCCCGAGCCCGAGGAACCTGAAATGCCCGACGTTGACCCCGAGGGCGAGGCGTCGCGCGAGCATGAATCGACCGAGGCCGACAAGAACCGCGAGCATGAATCAGGTATAGCAGCGCTCGCCGCGGCGGCAAAGGCCAAGCCGGCGATTCCAATCACGGCCAAGACTAAGGGTTGACAACGCGTGCTAGTTAGGTAAACTGACGCGCATGTCGAAATGTGCCTATGCGAAATGCGGTAAGACGATTGACCCGCAAAAACGAGTTGACGCTAAATTTTGTAGCGCATCATGTGGCGAGCGGTCGCGCCGGCAAAATCCCGAATTCCGTGCCGAGGTACGAGAATACAATCGAAACGCTAAGCGAAAGGAACGCGGCATAATTCCGACACGCCCCGAGCCCGATAATTGCGAGTGCTGCAAGCGTAAAACACAACGGTTGAATGCCGATCATGACCACGTTACCGGCGCGTTTCGAGGTTGGCTTTGCACCGATTGCAACATAGGAATTGGACGATTGGGCGACAATATGCGCGGTATCAAGCGAGCCGAGGCGTACCTTGCGAAAGCCTGATTTGATTATCGGCCCTCGTCACGACCCGCAAACGGTTCGTTGGCACATTTTCAAATGGCGCGGTTGGCAGCTATCCATACACAAATGGCTGCGCAGCGACAGCGACCGAGCCTTGCATGACCACAAGGCCGACAACCTCAGCATTATTTTGAACAGCGGGTATTTTGAAACGTTCTTTCATCCGAGCAATGACCCGACGAAGGGCGGTACAGTTTTTACCCCGTACGTCTATACCGAGAAATTCCGTTGGCCGCTCGTGCCCTACTTCCGCCGCGCCGAGACGCCGCACCGTGTCAGGCTGCCGAGCAACGAGGTTGTGTGGACGATATGGCTACGCTGGCCGGCCAAGCGTCGTTGGGGCTATTGGTGCTCGCAAGGTTGGGTTGACGCGGACGATTACAACAGCACGGCCGACTACTATGCGGCCGGCGTCAGCGAGGTAGGAAACGGGTGCGGGTAAAAAAGCAAAGCATGCGGCAGTTGAAAGACGCCGCCGAACATGAGCGAACTGTGCGAGTCGTTGAGACTATCGGCAGCGTCGCCCTCGAAATGGCGGCCAAGCGCAACGTTGAAAAGCCTCGATACTTCCGAGGCGCATTGATTAAAACCAAAGTAGGAGTCTGACAGACATGGCGACAAAGACTAAGACGATTGCAGATTTGCGGGCCGCTCACGACAAGTCGATTATCAACCCGCGCAAGGTTGAGGCGACTTTCGCCGCGATGATCAAAGACGGCAAGGAATCCCACGAGTACGAATCGGATTTCATGAAGCGGGCCGGCTTGGCGAACAACGAGGTTGGCGACGTGCGCAAACAGTTCGCTAACCACGTGATCACTGCCGTGGCGTTGAACAGCAAGAAAACGCCCCGCAACGTGTGGTTCGCTGACGCCAAGGTGGCGGCGAAAGTCTGCAAGGACTATCCTAACGCTTTCCGTGCATGGACTTCCGAGGACGCATAACCGTGACAAAGTCAAAAACTGTCGATGATTTGAAGCTCAAACACGACCCGGCAACAATCATTTTGAACCTGCGCGCCGAGCTTGCGCAGGCCCGAGCCGAGGCCATCAACGCGGGTATCATCCGCGAAATCATCGGCACGGCGCGGCTCGAAACCGAGTCGTTGCGCATACCCGATTGGGTCATCAAGCCGAGCATTACGGCTGACGCGCCGGGCGTGCCGGGCCTCATGCTCAGCGATTTGCATTGGGGCGAAGTCGTGAAGCCCTCGCAAGTCAACGGGGTCAACGAGTTCAACCTGACGATTGCGCGGCGCCGGCTGCGCCACACGGTCGAGCGGGCAATCAAGCTCTTGAAAATCCTCGACCCGCGGATGCGCTACCCCGGCTTTGTGCTCAAGCTCGGCGGCGACATGGTCGGCGGCAATATCCACGAGGAGCTAGCCGCGACCAACGAGGCGAATATCATGCCGGTCGTGCTCGACCTATACCGCGAACTCGTGGCGGCAATCAAGATTCTCGCCGACGTGTTCGGGCATGTGTTCATTCCCTGCGTGAGCGGCAACCACGATCGCAACACCAAAAAGACGTGGCACAAGGACCGCAACGATACGTCGTTTGGTTGGCTGCTATATCAGTTCTTGGCCGAGCGGTTCAAGGACGACAAGCGGATTGTGTTCTACATTCCCGACTCGGCCGACGCCCTGTACCGTATCTACAATACGCGGTATATGCTCACACACGGCGATCAGTTCAAAGCGTCCGATTCGATCATCGGCGCAATCGGCCCGATCATGCGCGGCACTCAGAAAAAGCAACAGCGTAACGCGGCCGTTGACCAACAATTCGACATTCTCGAATGCGGCCATTGGCACCAACGCATTGTGCTCGCCCACATTCACGTCAACAACTGCCTCAAGGGTTACGACGAATACGCGGCCGACAACAACTACCGCCCCTCGCCGCCGTCGCAAAACCTCTTTACGACGCATCCCGATATCGGCGTCAATTGGGCAATGGAAGTGTTTTGCGATGCCCCCGAGCGTGGCCCCAAGGCTGCGTGGTCGAGCATTCCGAAATGAGCCTACCGACAGATGACGCAGCGCGTAAGGCGCTGCCGATTTTGACGTATCTGACCGAGTATTTCCCTGACGCGACGCTCGCCGAGGTTGCGGTTGCGGTCGCCGGCAACAATCAGCACAATCCGGGCGAGCCGCTGCATTGGGCTCGCGGCAAGTCTGCGGACCAACTCAATACGGCCATGCGTCACATTTGGGATCACAAGACGGGCGCGAAAAAGGACACAGACGGGCAGTACCATCTCGCCAAGGCGATTTGGCGACTTAAGGCCGAACTGCAATTGCTGATAGAATCCGACAATGCCGCAGCTAAGAGCCGATCCGCCGCCCAACCAGCGTAAGCCCGTCACTGTCCGCGCTATCCACGCGAGCGCGGCCGTGCATGCGTGGTATTTCGCCGAACTTGACAAGCGTGTCAGTGAGATGAACGCGCAGGTAACGCGCTATGTCCTCGCGGCGTACGGGCAGACTGAGCCGTCTGAGATGGCCCACGACGCGCCCCGCAATCCCTCGCTCTTGCTGCGCGCGGCGCTACGCAAATGGGGCGGCCTATGGGTCAGCAAGTTCGACGGGCTTTCGCTCGAACTCGGCAAGAAATTCGCCAATCGCTCTTTCAGCATCACGCAAACGCAGATGCGCGCGGCGCTCAAGGACGCGGGCTTTACCGTGAAGTTCGCCCCGACGCCGGGCGCCGCCGCGGCATATCACGCTGTCGTCGCCGAGCAAGTGAACCTCATAAAGTCGATTCCACAACAGTACCTCAAGGACGTTGAAAGCAAGGTATGGGGCTCGGTCATGAAGGGCGCCGACATGCACGCCCTCAGCGTCGATTTGCGCAAGACGTACGGCATTACCCGCGACCGCGCGGCCATCATTGCGCGCGATCAGAACAACAAAGCCAAGGCGATTATCGAGCGCACCCGCCGGCAGGAACTCGGAATTACTCATGCGATTTGGCAGCACTCAGCCGGCGGCCGTGTGCCCCGTGCGACCCATGTGGCAATGAGCGGCAAGGCGTATCCGCTCGCTCATGGCATGTGGGACGCCGACGAGGGCGCGTACGTTTTGCCCGGCGAGCTTATCAACTGCCGATGCACGAGCAAGGCGATTATCCCGGCGTTCGACACGATCGAGTCGGCCGAGCGGCGCTCGCGCGAAACCGCGTATTTGCGTGCGGCTCGACAACGCGCCCGGTAATTCGCCATAATGAGGGCATGCCCCTCAAATCCGGTTCAAGTCAGGCGGCCATTTCCGCCAACATAAAAACAGAGCGTGCCGCCGGCAAGCCTGAGAAACAAGCTATTGCCATCGCCGAGTCAAAGGCGCGCGGCGATTGCGAAATTGAAATGGACGATTCAGAAATCGACATGGACGGCGCCGAGGAGTTTGTCGAGGCCGCGATTGCTGCCGGCGAAAAAGAACTCAAGAACCAAAGGGCCGCATTGCAGGCCATGCGCGGTAACGCCAAGGATTCGCGGCTAGGTTTCGATCGCATGCCGTTTGCGTTCGCCCCGCCGCTCGCGCTTGACCGTCGAATGGAAACGCTCGACGGCATTTTGCACGTGTACGACTGCAACATTACCAAGGCTAATGTGTGTCCGTATCTCGGTGCTGAAATCCCGCGTAGTGAAGCCCTCGGCCTCGATCCGACGAAAATTTACATGCTCTACCGCGACTCGGCCGAGTTGCAAGCCGCGGTAAAGACGTACGACCGAATTCAATTGCTGTTGATGCACGTCGCGGTCAACCCTGACGCGCCTCAGCAATTCATCACGGTCGGCACGATCAGCAACGCCCGGTTCTCGCATCCGTACATCAAGGCCGACTTGACCGTGTGGACGCGCGAAGGTATCGAGGCAATCGGCACGCCCGAGAATCCCGGCAAGCAACGCGAGTTGTCGTGCGGCTATCATTATCGGCCTGATATGACGCCCGGCCAAACGCCCGAGGGCGAGAAGTACGACGGGCGAATGACGAGTATCGTTGCCAACCATATCGCCTTGGTCGAAGC